GGTAATGATATTGAAGATGTGGTTCTTAACGGAAACACAGCTCTTTCATCAGACAACCTATACAAGTCATTTGATGGCGTTGTAAAGCTTGCAAAGGCTAACGGACGTGTTGTAGATGCAGGTGGAGCTGCAGTAAGCCGTGCTGTATTTAACAGCGCTCTTAAGGCTCTTCCACGTAAGTACAAGCAACGTCGTGCAGACCTTCGCTTCCTTGCAGGATCAAACCTAATTCAGGACTTCCTATATGCTAACAGCATTGGAACAAACAACACAATTCCACAGGATATCGCTTCAAGCGTAATCCGTGGTCAAGGTGTACAGCCACTAGGTGGCCCAGCAGGATATGTGGCACCATTCGCATTCGGTATTCCGATTGTTGAAGTTCCACTTCTTCCAGAGGCACAAGATGGCGATTATTCAGGAGAGACTGGTAATCACGGAGATATCCACTTGACATTCCCAAATAACGTAGTTATTGGTATCAAGCGTGATGTAACTGTTTACCGCTTCTTCTGGCCACGTAAGGACTCAATTGAGTACACAATGTATACTCGTGTTGGCGTCCAGATCGAGCAAGCAGACGCTTGGGTCGTTGTTAAGAACGTTAAGGTAGCATCATAATTTAATTATTGCTGCTAGCTGGAAAGGCCCCCAAATTAATTTTTGGGGGCTTTTCATTTTAATTTAGTAATGCTATAATTGTTTAGAGTAGAAATAGGAGATTTACATGTCATTTGAGACATTGAAGGTTTCAGAAATAAAGAAGATTGCAGAAGACTTTGCAGTTGATACAGACGGCTTAAAAAATAAAGCCGACATTATTGCAGCCCTTGCAGAAGAAGGCGTAACCTGGTCTGTATATAACAAGACCATTGATAAGATGGAAGAAGACGAAGAAGATATGTCAGTAGAATTATTGCCTAAGTTCGATCCAAAGGCGGAACATCCAGAGGATACAGTACTAGTAAGAATGACCAGAGCTAACTTTAGGTATGATATTATGGGATATACGTTCACAAAAGAGCACCCATTTGTAGCAATGCATAAAGAAGATGCTCAAGAAATTTTTGATAAGGAGGAGGGCTTTAGATTAGCAACTCCGAAGGAAGTCCAGGAGTACTACAACTAATCTAAGCCTATAACATGGCAGAGATATTAATTAATACCCAGTCACCAGTAACACATCAGGTCTTTTGGAATGGTGATATAAAGGTTTTAGATACTTTACCTACAGTTAAATTGTATGATGTAACAATTGACCCTGCGGTAGATCCAATCATTAACCCAAATACTCCACTCCAGACTTTGTCTACAGTCGTAGATGAAAATAACCCTGGAACATACATAGCCTATATTCCTTATCAGTATACAAATAGAAATAGAACTTTAAGGGCAGAGTGGTACTACACAATTGATTCTACACAAGTAGTTAGGTCAGATGAGATTTACGTAGTAACACCATATGTTGATTTTAATCACGTCCAGGATCTGGGTTTCAGCATAGATTCATCAGACCCAAATTACAGGTCCTATAAAGAGCTTATTGCTGCAGAAAGATATGCTCGTAAGCAAATAGAGCAGCACACAGGACAGAGCTTCTATCTGTATGATGATGTTTATGTTGTGTACGGGTATGACTCAGATATCCTGCCTTTGCCAGCAAAGATCAATACATTGCATGAATTGTATGCAAGAGATATTCTATTGCTAGACAATATCGAAGAAATAAACAACTGGAACTATAATGTAATTATTAGCGAAACTGGGTACGGTATAAGAATTAATCGTGCTGGCATGCTAGACAATACAGTTTATGTGGCAAACGGCATGGTCCCTCCAAGCATAAATGATTATGGCAATGGAGTCTTCCAATCTGGAATACCTTATAGGATTCAAGGCAGATTTGGTTGGGATAAAGTTCCAGACGATGTGGAACTAGCGGCAATCGAATTAATGAAGGATTACTTTAATAAAGATACCGTATGGAGAAATAAGTATATAAAGAAAATCTCAACATTTGACTGGGACTTTGAATACACTGGAGAAGCTCATACTGGTACAGGAAATGCTTATGCAGATAAGCTACTAGCAGACTATGTCCTAACAACTAAGGTAGAGATTATATAATGAACGATTTGATAGACTCAGTTCTGTCTATGCGGTTAGATGTATATAAACAGTCTGAGACTCAAGATTCTGACACTGGAGCAATTGTTAGAGAGTGGTCGTATTACAAAACTGTAGAATGCCACGCAAAGGGTGTTATTAGCAACTCTGCAACAACTAGATCTAGTGACAAGCAGATATTTTCAAACAAATATCTAAACGATCAGATCATCCAGGTTAGAACTTCTGAGAGATTAACTCCCAGAGAAAAAGTAACTAATATTAGAGATAATAATGGTAATGTTATCTGGCATGAAATAAACTTCCCTAATGAAACCCCAACCGTATTTGAGGTTATGGGAACAACCCCAGTAACAGATCCATTTGGTCGTGTCATTGCATATAACTCATCTATGAAGAGATCGGAGAACCAGCAAATTGGACAATAGCGTACTACTGGTTCAAGCATCAAGCGGACTCGAAAGAATGATGCATGCAAATCAAAACGGACCACTTAAAGATAGCACAGTCGCTCAAATCTCGGCATACGTATATTATGAGGCAGCAGTTATATCTAAGCTTACAACAAACAAACAATTTCAAAGCGCATTTAGCAGAATCATCTTTGATCAGATAGACACAGACTTTGGTAACTACATAGACGCACTTGCTAGAAGCAAGCCTAAGTCCTTGCACCACGTATACGAGTGGAAGAAGACAGGCAATAAGAGTGCTAGATTATTTAAGTTAAATAAAATATCTGAACAGGGTTTATCATTTAGAGTTAATTATGATTTTCTTCCATCTAGATCTTTAGTGCCATCATCTAACAGCAGAAGAAGACACATGTTTATAGACAAAGCCTCTGTAATGGAGCAAGGAAATCCTTTAGTTATTAGACCTAAAAATGCAGACAGACTAGTATTTGAAGTTGATGGAGAAACAGTATTTATGCCAAAGGGGGCTGCGGTTACAGTTAAGCGACCTGGAGGCTCAGCGGCACGTAATCAATTCACATCGGCTCATTCAAGATTTTTTAGCGGAAGATTAGTTAATGAATCAATTAAAAGATCAGGGTTCCAAAAAATATTTAATTCAAGCATGACTAAAGCGTTAAAGGTTCCGTCTAGTATTAAAAAGGTTCAGTATTCATTTTCAGCAAATACAATTAGGTCTCAGGCTGATTCAGCCCTAGCCCTTTCATTCGGAGGTGCAATGTGACGGCTAACTACAAACTAGACGCAATGATAGAGCTTAGAAAGTATCTATGGAAAGAATTATATACAAGAAACATATTTGACGAAGACGACTATTGGTCAGACAATCTTAATGAAAATATTGTTCCAATTATTCCAGTCCAGCAGTCAGCGGAAATGAATCAATTCTTGAGCGGCAAGAAGCATATCGTATATGACAAGATAGGAATGTCCTATGAAGACAACTGGCTAATATGCTGCGAGCAGATTCTATTTACCCTATATTCAACTTCAGTGGCAGATATTAATGAGATTAGAAACTATATGACTGATGAGTTTAGAAGAATGGATGAGTCAGCCAGAGACATAAACAAGTGGTCAGGGCTTTCGGATAAATTTAAATTCCATACTATTTGGGTTGCTGATATATCCCCTACTGCCCCATCGGAAGAGCTTCAGGGGTTTTTCTCTGCTGAAGTCATCCTAGAAATAAAATACTCAAGAATTACAGATGGCCAGGGCAGGTTCCTCTAGAGTTTGCCTTTTTACCCTTAATGGAATAGAATTGTACCAAGAGGGAAGAGGCCTAGCCAGCCAGATTTAAATTTGATTTTACAATTTAATAACAAAGAATTCCAGGAGGTGGAAACACAATATGGCACAAAACGCAGGTAATGCTAAAAATATTCTCGTAGGTGCGTCTCCGTTGTTTATTTCGAATATCGATTCAACAACATCAGGATATGCTACATACGAAAACTCAGAGCCAGGCACAGCAAATGCTGGTGCATTTAGTACAGGAGTATCCTATACAAGTACACTTAACAACATTGAGTCTGGTACATTCTACTATAGAAACGTAGGATTTACAAACAATGGTCTTCAGATTACTTACAATCCAACATTCGATTCAGTAACCGTAGATCAGCTTCTTGATACAGCTAAGCTGTTCAAGTCTGCTATGGAAGTTATGATCGCAACTGAAATGTCAGAAGGTACACTAGAGAACACTCTAGTAGTATTCGGACAGCCAGACGATCCAACTAACAACTCTGCAATTTCGCAGAATAACACAATTATTTCAACAGGTACAGGTACTTCAAAGAGAGATACCCTCGGACTTGCAGCTGGAGCACTTGGTATTGCACCAACAGAGCGTCAGCTTATTGCAGTTGGTCAGGCACCAACTACAGCAGGAGCTCAGACAGAGCGTGTATACTATGCACGTCGTGTCCTTTCTGTACAACAGTCACAGTTTACTTTGGCTCGTTCAGCCCCAACTACATTCCCAGTAACATTCCGTCTTCTTCCAACCGCTACAAGCGGCTACGAAGGACAAGAGTACGGTAAGATTATTGACCGTGTATTGGTAGTCTAATAATTAAATAATTATTCTACAGGGCCCCCAAGAAATTGGGGGCTTTTGTGGTTGTATTAGTATATAATTTTTAGTATAATGATTTAGACTAGATCCTAGGAGGATTAAATTGGCAACAACAGTATATGATGTAGAAGAAGTACAGCTACAAAATGGGCAGACAGCAAAGCTTAAGCCGCTATCTATTAAAGAGCTACGTAAGTTTATGGTAGCAATTCAAAAAACAGGTACGTCTCAGACAGAAGACGAAACGCTAAACATCCTAATAGATGCATGTGCAATTGCACTTGAAAGACAGCTTCCAGAATTGGTAGCAGACAGAGACGCATTTGAAGATGCACTTGATGTTCCAACAATGAATCGCATTCTTGAAGTTTGCGGAGGAATTAAACTTGACGACCCAAACCTACTAGCGGCAGCGGTTCTGGCTGGTCAGAACTAGACTTAGCCGCTTTAGAAGGAGAACTTTTTTTACTAGGACATTGGAGAAATTACGATGAACTGGAAGAAAATTTATCAATGCCAGAACTTATAACTACCATCCAGGCTTTGAAGAAAAAGGAACATGATGCAAAAAAGTTCCAAGCATCTTTAAAGGGAGTAGATATAGGAGAGTATGAAGAAGATAAAAAGGGAGGTTCTAGTTTCGAAGACATACAGTTGAGAGCAGCAGGAATAAATGCTACTAGCAACGATGTTGTTTCACTTCAAGGAAATTTTGCAGCTAACGCTGGATTTGGAATTGGAGAAGGACTAGGATACTCAAGGGAGTAGTTTGAATATATATGGCTGACGAAACAATCAGTACCCGAATAGTCGCTAATGCCGACTTCTCAGCCCTTATTGCCGATGTGCATAAGGTTACTGCCAGCCTATCAAAATTACAAGAGCAATTAGCTAACTCTAATAAGATGTTGGCAAATCAAATTGCCGTAATGAATAGATCTTTTTCTGATACTTTAAGAAGTACTGGACAATATTCAACACACTTTGTAAGCCTTCAGTCAGATGTAGAAAAGTTTGGTAAGAACCTAGATGGTGGAAGACTAAAGCTAAATCAATACTTTAACACATTTAGAGATCATGCCAGAACATCTGGCGGGCTTGTAAGAGATTTAGCAAAGCAGCAAGTAGCCCTTCAGAACTCAATATTACAACCGCTAGGCAGAAATGCACAAGGTCTCATGCAGTTCAATGTGCAAGTTCCAAGAGGGCTAGATGAAGTAAAGAATAAGACTGCAATAGCTAGACAAGAGCTTCAGATAATGAATAGAGTTATTCAGGATGGTGCTGGACAACTTATTAACTGGGGTAAGAATACGCAGTGGGCAGGTCGTCAGCTAACTGTAGGACTTACAGTCCCACTTGCGGCATTTGGTAAAGCAGCAGCAACCGCATTTAGAGAAGCAGACCAAGAGTTAGTAAGACTAACTAAGGTCTACGGAGATGTTGCTGGAACCTCTGCGGCAGAATTAGGTAAAGTAAGAGATGATGTTGTACAAACAGCAAAAGAAATTTCAGCAGCAATGGGTGTTAGCTTTAAAGAAACTATTGGATTAGCAGCAGATATTGCGGCAACTGGAAAAACAGGAGATGAGCTTTTGGGCTCAATTCAAGAAACAACCAGACTAGCAGTACTTGGTGAAGTAGATAGACAAGAAGCTATGAAAGCAACACTTGCAATTCAATCTGCATTTAAATCTAATACAGATGAATTGGCACAATCAATTAACTTTCTTAACGCAGTTGAAAACCAAACATCAACAACTCTTAACGATTTAGTAGAAGCAATTCCTAAAGCTGGTCCAGTTGTTAAGGGATTAGGCGGAAGCGTACAAGATTTAGCACTCTACATGACAGCTATGCGAGAGGGTGGAATTAATGCTTCTGAAGGAGCAAACGCTCTAAAGTCTGCACTGGCATCTTTAATTAACCCAACAGATGTTGCAGTTGGAAAGTTTAAAACTTTAGGAATTGACCTACTGGGTATTGTAAATAATAATGCTGGTAATTTAACTGGCACACTTATGGCTCTACAGGGTGCTTTAGATCGGCTAGATCCATTACAGAAGCAGCAGGCTATCGAGCAGCTATTTGGTAAGTTCCAGTTCTCAAGACTTAACGCTTTGTTTGAAAACTTAGGCAGACAAGGTAGCCAGACACTGCAGGTTCTAGATTTGATGAAAGCATCTACAGACGAGTTAGCATCAGTAGCTGATCGAGAATTAACTGCAGTAACAGAGTCTGCTTCAGGTAAGTATAGAAGAGCTCTAGAAAGCTTGAAGGCCTCTCTTGCTGAAGTAGGAGAGCAATTCTTAACAATCAACACAATCCTTATTGAGGTAATTGATAAAGTTGTAAAATTTGCTAATAATCTTCCTGGGCCAATTAAACAAGTTCTAGGTTTAATAGGTGGGATAACCGCTATTGCTGGTCCGCTTATTATGATTACTGGTGTGCTTGCTAACTTCTTTGGTTACATAGCAAAGGGTGTATTCCATATGAAGGCATTCTTTAAAGGTGGAGAAGGATGGAAGTATCTTACTCCAGAAATGTTGGCAGCAGAAAGAGCTGGCAAATTAGTAGAACAATCTTTCTATAGTGATGCAAAGGCAGCCGCAGTATTAAAGC